CTTAGACGATATTACCGGCTACGAAATTAAAGGTGGCGGTGGTACAGACTTTGATTGTGTATTTCAATACTTTAAAGAAAATGAAATTGAACCCAAGCGTCATATCATGTTCACAGACGGTTATCCATATGGTTCCTGGGGAGATGAACAGTATTGCGATACTGTGTTTATTATCCACGGTAGCAAAACTATTGTTCCACCATTTGGACAGTATGCCTACTACGAGGAAGAAAGTACGCACTAATGAATGACAGAATTAAAAAACTTATGCTAGAGGCAGGATTCGCGGCGCCAGAGCTTGCTGGTCGTGCTAACCTATTGGTAGAGTTGATTGCGAGAGATATTTGTAAGATTATTAAAGGGCAGAAAATTGCCAAACCGTTGGCCGGATATCAAGACTGGGAAAACGGATATAATGCCAGTGTTAAACATGCTGTGGAACAGATTAAACGACAATATCAGAAAGAAAAATAATGATTGAAGGATTTGACCATGTAGGCACCGATCACAAGTGTAATGTATGTAGTTGTGACTTTACCGATGACGAAGGCGGTATCCAAGGACACTTTGGAATACTACCTGTAGCGTTTTGCCCTAGCTGCTATAGTTGTATGGTAGATATGGTTGGGCAGGATTTAGAATTTAATGGAGAAGAAGATGAATAAATTTAGACAATGGTATTTGCATAATGCAAAAGAAATTACCTGGTTCCTAATTGGATTTTTGGTATATGCTGGATTACAGGATTTATCTGTGGGCAACTATATTGGTGCTATAATTTCGTTTGGTCTAGCGTATATTAACTACACTTTTAACAAATAACCAGTGTCAGTTTTACCAAAATACCCCTAAATCAGGGGTATTTTATTTTATGCTTGAGTTAAATTATCGTAAATATCTATATGGAAAATCAAACAACTCAAATCACTGTAGCGGATCTTGATGCTCTTCGTAGTATCGTTGATCTCGCAGCAACTCGCGGTGCATTCCGCGGTGCTGAATTGGCACAAGTTGGTGCTGTCTTTGACAAGCTCACAACTTTTCTAAACGCAGTAGTAGCGCAAGCTCAAGCTACTGCCGACGGAGAAACTGAAGTATCTGAATCAGCTAGCGTCGATAGTACTTTTGACGACACAACCCAAGGAGGTTAATATGGCACAGATTAAACACGTAGGTAAAAATGGTGACCGCAAGGTCTTGGTATTATATCGAGAGGTTCCGGGTGATACCCATATGTGCCTTGTGATTTATCCTGAGATCCTTAATGCCGCCTGGCAAGATGCTATCCAAAAGGTAGTTGAAAGTCCTATTGGTCAAGCTGCTAATCAATTAGCCGATGCATTACATCGTTCTTTGTTTCCAGATGGTCGTCCAATCCTAGAAACATTACACAACGAGCGTATGATTAAAAAGATTCGTACCTCTGATGTTATTATGACACCTGGCAACAATGCTACTATTCGCTTAGATGAACTTAATAAGTTGGTTAACGAAATGGAAAAGGGCGAAGAGGCCCGCAAAAAAATGCAACAGAATGATGCTAGTCGTGGCATGGTTGATCCGTCAGTTAAAAGAGCCGCCGAGGCAGAATATAAAGCTGAACAACTTGCTAAACAAACTGCTGCCGAAAGCCGTTATACCGAAGCAACAACTTTGCAAGCTGGCACAGATGGTGTACTAAGTGATCGTCAAATTGCTGCTAATATGTTAGCTCAGGCTAAACAAATGGAGCGTGAAGCTACTGAAATGATTGCTGAAGCTAGCCGTATGAAAAAAGATGCAGAGCGTATGACTCCTGGCGTAAACATGGGCGAAGCTACCTGGACTCCTCCTGTAGCAGAAGCGCCAAAGCGTAAAGGTCGTCCACCTAAAGCGGAAGCTGCGGTGAGTGATGCAGCCAATTGATGACTTGTTAGATCAGTGGGAACTCATTATTTCAGAAGTTAATAAAACTGATGTTCCACTGGAGTGTATTAAAAAGATCGTAATTAAGTTAACAGAAGGCAAGCAACGTACTATTAACTTACATACATTACTCAAACAAGGACTAGCACTAGAAGAGATTGAAGCATTAGTTACTCGTACCTTTTCTGAGTTAGATAGTCAAATTCGCGATGTTGATTTTGTAGTTGATATTAAAAGCGTTGCCGCTTTAGTTCAACCCGAAACAGATAAGTTGTTAGGAAAACTTTGAAGGTAACATTAGTATCAAGCAGTGAGCCAAGTAAGGAACTAGTTGCACAAGGTATAGTAAATGCCCAAGAACTAGTTGCTTACTGTGCTCGTGTTAGCAATCCTGCTAACCAAACAAACACAGAAACAAGTGAAAAACTAATTCGATATCTAATCAAGCACCGGCATTGGTCACCTCTCGAAATGGTTTCAGCTTGTTTAGAAATTGAAACAACCCGTGACATTGCCCGTCAGATACTACGCCATCGCTCGTTTAGCTTCCAAGAGTTTAGTCAGCGTTATGCTGTAGCAGACTTAGGTATAGAACTCAAAGAAGCTAGATTACAAGATACAAAGAATCGTCAAAACAGTTTAGAAAATACTGACAATGATTTAGCCATGCGGTGGGCTCTTAAACAACAACGAGCTGCCGATGTGGCCCAAGACTCATATGATTGGGCAATCAAACATGGCATAGCCAAAGAACAAGCTCGTGCTGTATTGCCCGAAGGCCTTACAGTAAGTCGATTGTATATGCAAGGAACACTTCGCAGCTGGTTACATTATATCGAATTGCGTAGCGGTGCAGAAACCCAAAAAGAACATAGAGAAGTGGCGTTGGGCTGTGCCCAAGCACTTGAAACTATATTCCCAATGGTTACCGAATTCCTTGTAAAGTAACAGTAATCCTGTTATAATGAGGTATGGCTATTACTACTCCGTATCGTTCCGAAGAAGCTACCAAGCTATTTAAAGAACCAGAATTTAAACTTGTTAATAACAAAGCTGTAAAGTTTTCGGATGTAAAAGTGCATGAGTTTACAATGGGCGATGTTGAGGATCCCGACTTGTATGCAGCCGAGCCGTTGTATAATTGGCAACAATCAGAAGCTGGACAATGGATTATGGAGAACGCCGAGGAAGCGCCGTTCTGGCATCGTGTAGCCGATCCATATTCGTATGGATACAAATATATTATTATTGCTCGACTCAAAGAGCAAGATCAAACTTACTGGGCACTAAAATGGCAAAAATCTTAGTAACTGGCGGGCTGGGATTTGTAGGGCATAATGTAGTTCGTATGCTTGAAAGTTTTCGCCACGAGGTTGCCATCATAGACAATAAAACTAGCTATGGGGTTATTCCGCAGGCAGAATTAGATTATGTCATGCTCGAACGCTTATATAGAATTAAAACTCGTGACATAACATTTGCTAGCATTGAAGAAACATTTGACAACAGTATTTTTGAAGGTGTAGATATTGTTATACACCTAGCAAGTTTTCCTAGACAAAAAGTAGTTAATCGTAATCCTACCCTAGGCAGTCGTGTTATGAGCGAAGGATTGCTAAACTTGTTGAATCTTAGTGTTAAACATAAGATTAAAAAATTTGTGTATGTTAGTTCTAGTATGGTCTACGGCAACTTTGGTAAACATGAATTCTTTGATGGCATGGACGAAGCAGCTGATTGTCGCCCCATTGGTGCGTATGGTATAATGAAATTAGCCGGGGAGTGGTTGGTGCAAGATTACGGCCGCCAATACAATTTAGATTATACTATTATTCGCCCTAGTGCTGTATATGGACCTTATGATGTTGAGGATCGTGTTGTTAGTAAGTTTTTGACTACAGCCATGCGTGGCGGCGAACTAGTAGTCAACGGTGTAGAAGATAGTTTAGATTTTACCTACATCGACGATGCCGCCATGGGCATTGCAGTAGCAGCTATTAGCGAGGATAGTGTCAACGGAACCTATAACATTACTCGCGGACAGTCGCGTACATTGTTAGAGGCAGCCAACTTAGCTATTAAAATTGCTGGCAAGGGCACAATTAAAGTTAATCCGCGAGATAATAACTTTCCACTTCGCGGACAATTAAATATTTTAAGAGCTAAAAATGACTTTGGCTTTTCACCTTCTGTTAATATAGAAGAAGGATTCCAAGAATACTATAACTGGATTAATTCACAAAATGCTTAACATATACCAAGTACCCAAAGAAGAAGTAGAAAAAATTATCTGGAATGGCGATTTCTTAGAATACGATCAACAACTATCGCAACTAGGTGGTAATCACAAAGAATTTTTAGTGTATAATCCATCAATGCCAAAAATTAAAATTGAATCGTTACCCCCTACGCCAGGAATTAAATGTGTAGTATGGAAATACAATGGTGATTGGGTAGCCAAATATTTTAATAAATCTTGGAGGCCAAATATGGGGTACTGGCCAGTGCCGGTTAATTTGCCTGTGCCAACTAACTTAAATATTATTTGGGAAAGAAATCCAGATATTTCTAATGATATTTCTTACTTAAATGATCCATCTAAATTAACAATTGACGACCCTCGAGATTTAAATTATCAAATGATATGGCACATGGATCCAAAATTTAATGCCACAGATGAAAAAATATGGGTTATGAGATGTCGACTAGCAGACAGCGAGTCGTTAGGTATTAAAGATATGGGTTATTTAACTCCAGATATAATAATAAGAACCATACATAATCGAGACATTCCTAAAATAGATTATGAGTTTGATTATGTATTACCCTGGCATGATTTTGCATATGAGTGCGTTTGGTATTTAGATAATCAATTTAATCCTACCGTAGACAAGGTATGGGCTATTAAATTAAAAGTTCGTAACGGTGGACCAAAACCTACAAAACACATGGGCTATGTTAAACCTAAAATAATTTATAATCCAACACTGCCTAAATTAGAATACAGTATTACAGATCGAATACCATATTATGAATTAAAATACGAGCATGTTTGGAACATAGATAAAAGTTTACATAACATAAGCGAGGATGTATGGGCCGCTAAAATAGTTCCTAAAAATTCTGCAGGCACTAAGGTAGTAGGAAATATAAAAGTTAATCTGCCCGAACGACTGGATGTTGTGTTTATAAGTTACAACGAACCTAATGCTGAATCAAACTGGCAACGAGTACTAGAAAAATCTCCCAATGCTTTTAGAATTAACGGCATAGAAGGAATTGTCAATGCTCATCGATGTGCTGCAGAGTTAGCAACTACTGATATGTTCTATGTAGTCGATGGTGATGCTTATCTAGAAGATGAATGGACATTTGATTATCAGCCAAAAATATTTGATAGGGATTGTGTTCATGTGTGGCGTAGTCGTAATCCTGTAAATAAACTAGAGTATGGGTATGGCGGTGTAAAATTATTGCCAAGAGAATTGACATTAAACATGGATATTACTAATCCTGATATGACTACAAATATTAGTGATAAGTTTAAAGCTATGCCAATCATTAGTAATACAACCGCGTTTAATACAGATGAATTTAATGCCTGGCGCAGTGGCTTTAGAGAATGTGCTAAACTATCGGGTAACATTTTAAAAAGACAGTTAACTAGAGAGTCTGAAAAGAGATTAAACATTTGGTGTACTATAGGCCATAATCAGCCCTACGGCGAATGGGCAATTAAAGGAGCCGTTGCTGGTAAAAAGTTTGGGCAGGAAAATAGTGGAAATTTAAATGAGCTATTATTAATTAATAATTTTGAATGG